GGCGTTAAGCAGCCACACGGCGATATGGGCTAAGGCAAGGGCAATGTCTTCGGGAATAGTGCTCTCAAAGCCCGCTGAATACTCAATTACGGCTTCCCCGCAGTATGGGTAGGCTAATATTATGAGCCCGAAGGGTTGGGCGTTGTAAATGTCAAGCGCCACGCCTTCGGGAAAGGCGGTAACGCTGCTAATCTCGTTTATTGGCTGATAGGAAGTTAAGCCCCGCCCGTTACTGAAAGTAATAACTTCGGAAATGTTGCGGGGCTCGAGAGGCACGCCAGTTAGTCGCTCCCAAATTTGCTCGGCAGCGCCAAGTAAGGCTATCGCTCTGTTTGCAGTTTCCGAGCCCCACAAAATTTCAATTCGGTTTAGCACTTGGGTTTGGGCTGCGCCATTCATTACGATTTCACCTCTCGTTTCATTCGCTCAACTAAGTCTTCAAATTCGTCAAACCCGTCTTTAACTTCCGCCTTGAATGCTTCGTAAACTTCCTTCGGCGCTACGCAGAGATAAGTGTTGACTTCAACGGCGTTTGAAATGACAAATTGGCGGGTTAGGAGAATGTGGGTTTCGGCAGGCAACTTAACGGAATTGTTGACCGAGTAGAAACAAAAGAAGGTGTAACCTAAGAAGGTCAAAAGGTGTTTTGCCCCAGCCGACGGGAAAGGCTTCTTTGCGATAATGCAGTTAAGGATATGCACTTTGGCGTTGACAGAGAAAAGGTTGAAGTCAAGCATTAGCGAATGCTCGGTCATGCCACTGAAAACTAACTCGGCTACGGCTTTAAGCGCTCCCTCTTTGTTGCCCTTCAACTTAGCAACGAGAAACTTGAAGAAGTTTTTGGCTTTCATTCTGCCTCACCAAAAACACTTGCTACCCGCCCAAAAACACACAGCGAAATTTCCACAACGCCTTGACGCAAATAGGCTTGGTCATTCAAATTGAGTTTCCATATCACTTTTTGTGAAGCAGTTAAGGTAGTAGATTTCTAAGCGGGGGCACGCTTGATTTTGCCCACATTTTCGCCCGTTTCGCCCGCATTTTGCCCGCCACGAAAATATACAACCCTATCTAAGATTTGGTAAACTCATAAAAGGTTTCTTTTTATAAATTTCCCAAGTCGCAGAGTCTTAGTCATGACTAAGACTTTAATATTAGAGGGATTTTTGGGAAAACGGGCTTTTAAGAGCTTGCCATAACTCGGTTAGGGTTGTAGATTTCAGGCGGGCGGGCTAAAGTTGGTCGGGTGAATTTAAATACAATCTACAAAATAAAAAGCAGGAGTGAGGGCGGTTAAGCCCCCACACCTGCGGTGTCTACCTTGTTACCTTGCTACCTTATCACTACACCAACTTAACCGCAGAGTGCTCGTCGTAGGGCACGCCGATAAAGTCAGCCCGCATTGTAGTCACCAAAATGTCGGTCTGCTTGACAATATCCCGCTGCGTTTCAACACGCAAGCCACGCCTGACGCCAAGCAGGAAGGCTCGGCGGTTGAAGACTAAGGCGTGCACGGAAGCGGGCACAAAGGCGCTCACAACGACGGGCTTACCATAGACCTTAGCCAATTCGCCAGTCAGGATAGTCGCCTGTGCGCCATACTTGTCAACCGTGCTAACCTCAGACCAACCGACCATTTCGGCAAACTTGGCGGGATTGACGACAATAACGACCTCGTTAGGGTTGACGCCCAACTTGCCCATAGCGGCGCACGCTTGCTGAATGTGTTGTGCCCCGAAAGTGCCAATATCAATGGAATGTGCGCCCTTCAAAATGCCATTCCAGACCTTAAGCAGCGGGTCTGTGCTGGAAGCGTCGCCATTGAGGATAGCGTTTTCCAGCGCCTCAGCAAAGGCTTGGGCAAGGGCGGCTTGGAATTCGGGCATAATCGCCACAATGCTATCCTCGGTAACTTCGTCGGCGACTTCAACGCCCGCAGCCAACTTCTTAGCGTCAAGCGTCAAGCCTTGCGCCGAAGCGTTGCTGAGTGTGATTGAAGTCGCTGGCGCAACATAGACGACACTAATGCCCGAGATAGACAGAGGGATTTTGTAGGTCTGGCTCGGCATGTCAACTTGGGGCAAAAGTTGGGCAAGGCTCGGCTGCAAGCGAATGAGTTGCAGCACACGGTTGGAGAATGTCGTGGGAATGTAGTTAACGAGGTCGCTACCCGTCACAGCCTTAGTGACTTCAACGAAGCGTCGCTCCAACCAACCCTCAGTGGGCAAGTGGCGCAACCGCCTAATGGAAGCAAAGACAGTGTAGGCGTCGGCAAGGTCTTGCCACTTAGCGATTTGCTCGTCGGTCGCCCGCAGCATGAGGAAGTTTTCAAACTTTTCCTGAGCGGTCTTGCCTTCTACTTCAATGCGGGCACGCCCAACGACGCCCTTAGACAAGACTTCCTCAACATTGGCGACCCTTTCCTCAAGCGCCTTGACCAAGCGCTCGGTCGCTGCCAACTTGTCTGCAATGTTAGAAACGACATTGAGCGTCTTTTCAACTTCCTGCAACACTTCTTTCATGCGTTAAGCACCTCCTTAATCACTTGCAAAGCGCCTTTTCTAACTCTCGGCGCAATCGCTCAAGCGACTTGCGAATGTAACTTAGTGGGTTTTCCCACTCACACGCTTCAAGCAACTCAATTTCTTCGGGCGTGTAGGAGCGGAATTCGGGCGGCTCTTTATCCGCCTTGCGGTAATACTTAACAATCGCCCGATAGACTTTCTCTCGGTCTTCTTCGGGAATATCAACCCCGCCCCGTGCGCCTAAGAGCGCTGCCATAGAAGCGACGACGCCACGCCAAATGGCGTAGGGTTTGTCGTCTACAATGTCAACATGCGGGAGTTTGTAAGCGCCGAAGTTGTCAAGCCTCTCGTCGTCAGCCCAGAAAAAGCGTTTGGCATAGCGGCGTTGCTTTTCCTTGTCTTGCAAATCCTCGTTAGTTTCAACGCCCACATGCTTGCGCCACCTTTTCTCACTTTCGTCACTATCCCACTCTCGGTCAAAGTCTTCATAGAGCGGAAACTCAGCGTCGTTGTCGGGCACAATGCCCTTCTTAACTAACTCCATGTCACTATCACCTTCCTTTTGTATCAGTGCTTGCGGATTGGCTGGGAGTGTCACAACCGAAGTTTCAATCCACTCCCACTCAACATAGGTGTTGCCTTCAATTCTGCGGGGAATGAAACCTATGCTAAGACCCCGCACAATGCCTTCGCCGACAAGTTGTTTGATTTCCTGCGCAAATTGCGTAGAAGCGAAAATGAAATCAACCTTAATTGCGTCGTCGGAGATTTCAATGTTGATAACTTTACCGATAGGTCGGTTGGGGTCGTGTTGCCACAGGAGCACGGGGTTAGCAAGATAGTCATTAAGGTTAATGCAGCCACGAGGGTTGACGATTTCATTGAGCCTATCCTTAACTGCGGTCGTGGCTATGCCTGAGTAGATTTCCCCGCCACTATCGCTCTCAATTTGTTTTGTGACCAAATAGAGCAAGTCTTTCATTACCGCTCACCAAAGACACTTGCATTGGTGGAGGCGGCGGGAGTTGCACCCGCTTCCAGCGCCAGCCACTTCGGGCTTAAGCGCCGTCAACACTCAGTCGCCCCCACCTTATCGCACTTATGCTTAAGGTAGTAACCGCACAAGTAGTCGTCTACCCCGTCTTCTGTAGTCTCTCGGAAGTCGGGATAGACAATGAAGTAACGATTGGCTTGGCAGGCGACAGCGGGCAAATCCACTAAGGCTGCGACTTCCTGTGCCCGCTTAAGGTTTTCGTCGTCGCCCAGCCAAATCAACAAGGCTATTTCCTCTCCGCAATAGCGACACGAAAAGACTTCAATCTTCATTTGGCTCACCAACCTTAGTCTACGGGCACTATAGTGCACCTGCAATTGATAACTTCCTCAGGTTGCCCCTCTGGGTCGCAAGGGAAACGAAGTCTTGCCCCGCTCGGCAGCACGAAGTAGTCGTCTAAATCAACGATTTCACCTTCCATTTGTTGGTGGCTCTCTCTAACTCTTTCGTCGTGGGCGGTAACCCACATTTTGCGCCTGACGCCTGTAGCCTTAAGGCTTTCCTCATAGCCCATGTTGAGCGCTGCGGTCGTCTCAGTGCGGGCAATTCGCTCGGCACGCCAAGTCTCTAAG